GGGGGGAGGGGGGGGTGCTGTGCAACCTATATAGGGTTCATGCTCCAATAGGGGCCTCGGGAGTTTTTTACTGTTCCTCCCGGGGCTCCGCTTTTCCTTATAGGTGTTTTGAATGGCAACTCGTACAAGTCAGACCACTGAGCGCACTCTTGGCGCGACCAGCGATGGAAACGCAACAAAGACGCTCATCAGCACGATCGGGCTGAAGCACCACGAAGAGCACTACAGCGACATCGACGACGGAGAGACGATCACGCCGGGTCCGGCTTCCATCGTTCGTGCGGCTTTCGAGGTCGATGCGGCCGGCGACGACATCAATGTGGTGGTGACCAACGGCACCACTTTGACGTTCAACGCAGGCGCAAGCTCTGCGCACTCTGGCATCGTCCACTACTGGACGAGGGGATACTGACTGGTTGGAAGCTCGCGGCGTAACCGCCGAGGGCCGCGCCAAGTTTCGCAAACTCGTATTCGACGTGTACGGGTACGAAGTCCACGAACCGGCAGTCGCGGCGTTCCACGAATCTCGGGCACGCACCAAGATCATCTCCTGTCCGGCTCGCACGTCAAAGTCGTATGCAGGGTGGAAGGACATGCTCCCCGATGTCCTCGCTCATGGCCCCACGCTGGCGCTGAACCCCGACCTCGAGACGCAGCGCGGCTGGATCGTCGCGCCGAACTTCTCGCTAGCGGCCGAATTCTCGTATGCCTGGGAGGATCTCGTCGAGCGCAAGGATCAGGCCGGTTTCCCGTACTCGCTGGGGCGCTGCAAGAACAGCCCGAAGCAGGGCGACATGGAAATCGAGCTGATCTGGGGCAAGAACGCCAAGGGCCAGGACGTTCGCTCGATCATCGAGGTCAAGACCGCCCAGAACGAGAAGACGCTCCAGAGCCAGCAACTCGACTGGGTGATTATGTCGGAGGCTGCGCGCCTCGACTCGATCGTGTGGTTCAAATACCTCTCGACTCGTACCGGCCGCAGCGTCTGGCCGACGACGCCCGACATCCAGGCCGCTTGGATCTACGAACTGATCCAGCAGGGCGAAGAAAACCCCGCGCTCGGCACAGAGCACTTCCGGTTTACCGGCCGCGCAAATCCAAAATTTGACTGGCAGAACTTCTGGATCGAGCACGCAAAAGCGGAGCTCCAAGAAGAGAACGAGATCGTCACCACGCCGCTGGACGATCAGAAGTCCCCGTCGCTGACGAACGGCCACGACTGCTTTGACGAGACGGCGCAATGCAGCGCGATGAAGCAGGACGGCTTTGCAGAGCAGTTCGGGGGCCGCTGGGTATTTCATCGAGGCAGAATTGTCCCGATTCGTGAAACAACTGGCGAAAAAGGCCAGCCGGCTCACGTCATCAACTACGACCTTGGCTGGTTCAAGCACGCCGATCTGCACGTCTCATTCGACTACGGCTACGCCGACGGCACTTGCATCCAGTTTTGGCTCGTCGGCCCTCGCCAAGTGGTGCTGCGCAAGAGCATCTACGAGAAGGGCCTCGTCCCTGACGACATCGTCAGCAAGGTGCTCAGCACCATCAACTGGTTTGAGCGCGAGTACGACCAGTCGAACATGCTGCGCCGCCTTGTGGGCGACCCCAAGAAACCGGAAGTGGCAGAACTCTTTCGCCGTCGTGGCCTGCCGATCTGGGACGTAGACAAGAAGGCCCAGGTCGACCGAAAAGCCGGCCACATGGAGTTTATGAACTATCTCAAGATCGACCCGGCGACGAATGAGCCTGGAATGCTCATTCACGCCGAGAACGTCGATGTCATCAAGGAATGGCGAACCCTCCGGCGCAACGATCGCGTGCGCAGCGAAGACTCGACGACCGCGTTTATCGGAGCCGACCACGCGTATGACGCCGCGAGATATTTTCTTATGTGTCGTCCAGTGGCCTTTGACAACGACTTTGCGGCGCCTGTTTCTGACTTCGAGCGCTACCGGCTTGCGAACGTCGAGCGCGTCAAGCGTCGACAGCGCGCCACAGTCAAAAGCGGCTATGGGCACAAGCGTGTAGGAGGACTGAGCGTTGCGTCCCACTGAGCTGAAAGAGTGGAAGATGCGGCTCCAGCACTCCCACAACGAGTTTCGCAACGCTGGCCTAATTCCAGACGAGAAAACGGGCTCGTCTCAGCAGTATTCACTCATGCGGTACCTCGACGGCTATCGCGGCGACTTTCCGAGAGCCCTCGACGGCGCGACGGAGATGGCGGACCAGTTCGTTGGGAACATCATGTTCTCGATTGTGAACAGTCTTGTCTCCGGCATTAGCGCGCGGAACCCCGATCCAATTGTGCGGCCAATCGGCGGCGCAGCAGCAGATGCCTCGTCGCGTCGTCGAGCTTGGATCAATGAGCAGGTAATTCGATTCCTCATCCGCGAACGAAAGTTCAAGGAAGAGGTCGATATGTCGCTGCTTTCGGCGGTGCTCAGCCCGTTTGGCCTTGTTCGGCACGGCTACACGCCCGAGGTTGAGTTTGAGGACGACAACGGCAAGCTCATCGCGCGGTTCAAGAACCAGACGCCCGACTTGCCGTGGATTCAGTTTGTGCGCCCCTGGCAATGCCGCATTGACCCGATGGTCAACTCGTTCGCGCCCGACTCAGAGCCCCGCTGGGTGGCGTTTCACAACCTGTACTTCGCCAGCCAGATCCGAAAAAACGACAACTTGATTTTTCGCAAAGACCTGACCCCAACGTGGTATCAGGATCTGAGATACAAGGAAGAGCGAGACAGCCTCAACAATACGCCGACCGACGACGACGCGAACGTCATGCCCATGTACGAAGAGTGGATGGTTTTTGACGCAGAAGATCGGCGCGTCTTCGGCATTTCTCCTGGCAGCGATGAGCTTATTCGTGAAGAGGCCGAATGGCCTTTTGAGTGGGGACAGCTTCCGTACAGCTATCTGGCATTTAACCCGCAGCTAGACACCCCCTTCGGCATTTCGTTTCCGTCGATGTTTTACGGCGAGCAGCTCCTCTACAACAAAATCTGGACAATCATCAACGCGATGGTGAGTCGCGTTCGACGGCTCATCGTGTACCGGAAGGACGCTTTCGACGCGGGCGAGGAAGCGAACCTCACTAATCCCGACTCCATCGTCGAAGCAGTTGCCACGATCGGCGACCCGAGCTCCGTTATTCGCGAGGTTCCTTTTGGGGCAATTGACGGCCAGCTCGTCGGCCTCACGTACCAGTTGAAAGAGCAGATTCGCGAAGTGCTGGGCGTCTCGTCGTTTGACCGGGGCCAGCGCGCAAATGTGGAGACAGCAGCCGAGGCAAACGCCATCTCCGCAGGCGGCATGATGAGCCGGGGCCGCACGCAGGAAAAGTTTGAAGCCTACTGGGCGAATATTATCCGCGTCGCACACCGCGCCTTCCTCCAAAGCGAAGACGCGCGCAACATGATCGTTCCGATCGTCGGCGCGGAAAATCTGAACTTTCTTGAGCAATCAGATCGCGAGCGAGGATTCCTGAGCGTCAACATCGCCGACTTGCAGGGCGAGTTTGAGTACGCCGTTCGCCTGGACTCGACGCTGAAGATCGACCCGGGCGTTCAACTGAGCAAGACAGCAAGCGGCTTCAACCTTTTGGGCGGCGTGCAATCGCAACTGCTGAACCAGCGCTTCTACCACGAACGCATCACCGAACTCTCGGGCGAAGACCCGCAGCAAGCCGTGATCGGCGAGCAGGTGGCCGAGGGCTTGGCGCGACAGCAGCAAGGCGTCGAAGAAGGCGGCGGCGGTGCCGGCGACATGGGGCCTGTCAGCACGGCGCAGCAGGGCCTTCCTGACATTCGCGCGATTGGGGGCTCTTGATGGCAGTTCTCAACGCGTACCGCTGCCATCGCTGCGGCGAAGAGGTGCCCGACGCATGGAGTGATGACGTGCCGTGGTGCTGCGGGCACCGAATGAAGATTCATATCACGCGCGTAAACACGCCGGAGTGGGGCTCGCCTCGAACGTATGTGCATTTGCGCGACGAGCCGTTTAACAGTCGAAGCGAGTTGGATGACTACGCCAAGTCGAAGGGCATGGCGTTGGGTGAGTCGGCCGAAAAGGTTGGCGGCGCCCGCAACGAAGACCACATGAATTTGGGAACCAAGTATTCGTACTCGGGCTCCCCGAAAAGTTGAAGGAGGTTTTGTGAGCGCAGCGATTGAAGGAACAGAACAGACGGCCGAGGGATTCGAGCAAGTCCCTGGGACGGATGCGTCTGGTGCCGGAAGCGAAGTGCAGGAGGCCCAGCCGGACCTCCGAGAGCGGGTAATGATGGGTGGAGATTTCGCTTGGGAGCAAATCCAGAAGCGCGATGCCCACTCATCGAAACTCGCAAATCAGGTCAAAGATTTGGAGCCGGTCCAGCAGCTCGTTGATTTTGCGGGCGGCACCGACCGATTGCTTCAGTTTGCTGACTTGGGCAGTCGGGTTCAACAGATCCCCGGCTTGATGGATGTCGTCCAGACCGCGATTCAGAATGGGCGGGTTGAGGTTCCTGCGGCTCAGCAGGTGCCTGAAAACGCCCCTGAAGAAGAGGAGTGGATTGACCCTGACACGCGCAAGATTCGCGACACGCTGACCGCTCGCATTGACGAGATGAACGCGAAACTCGCGAGCCTTGAGGGCGTTGCAGCGGGGGCCGACCTCCGCAGCAAAGAACAACGCGTGCAGGAAAACATCCAGAAGGTTTTGTCGCAATTTGAGGGTGTCCCTGAAGCGTTTGAAGAGGCTTCAAAGCTGATCGGAGAGAAATACAAGCAGTCTTTCGCCGCCGCCGAACGAGGCGACGCGACGCAGGCTCAGCTTGTCGATCAGTTGGCAAGTCCAGACGGTTTGGGCGTCCTCGAGTACGTGACGATGCCGATTTACAAGCGGCACGCGGCCAAGTTGGTCGGTGCTTCATCGAACGACACCTCTAACGCCGAAGCGCTCGCGAGGAAGTCAACGGACGCGCCTGGAATCAACCCCAGTCGTCCGGGGACCCCGCCGATGCCTGCTCGCCCGAAGGGCCGTGTTCGTGACGACTACGTCCAGTCCGTACTGGAAGAAGCTGCTAGGAGGCGGGGCATCGACCCACGCACCTTGTAGCGGAGATTAAAACATGGCTCTTGCAAGCGCGGGTGCAGATGGCACTCGGATTTATGACGAGCTGCTGGTCACGACTGCCGAAACGATCCACCCCGGAATCGTTGAAAACAGTCTGAACAGCCATCCTGTCGCGTCAATCTTTCTCGGAAACATCGGATCGGCTCTCAACGGCCCGATCGGCGAAAACGGTAGCCCTGCTGCTGCGGGCGCCGAGCAGGTGGTTGGCGAGTCCATTCGCGTCAACGTCAAACTTGGAAAGAACGGTTCTTTCCGGTGGCTGTCCTCTGGCTTCGGCGAGATTTCGCTCGACACCAGCGACACGGCTCGCGGCTCACGCGCCAACTTCAAGCTGGGCGCCGGCTCCGTCGTCATCGACGGCTCCACGCTCCGCAAGAACTCGGGCGCGGCGCAGATTTCGTCGATCCTTCGTCACAAGCAGGAGGACACGGTGTCCTCGATGGTGGACACGGTTGCGGAGGCGATGCTCGCTTCCTCGGCTGCGCCCAACGCCATCACGTCGCTGACGGAACTCATCAGCGCCAACGACACGGTGCAGTCTCTGAGCGGCTCTACGTTCACGGACTGGAACAGTCGTGGCATCAGTGACAAGGGAACGGCTCCGGCGAGCATCAGCTTCGCTAGTGGATCGTTTGCAACGAGGGGTGTGTCGGATTTCCGCACGGCGTTTATGAACGCTGAGGAAGGCTCGATTCGCCCGAACGCGATTCTCACGACCGATAGCGTTTATCGGTTCTACGAGGGAAGCCTCAGCCCGCAGGTCCGATTTGAAGACCTCAGAGTCGGAGATCTGTCGTTCTCGGCTTTGCGCTTCAAGGACGCGCCGATCTTCCACGATCCGTTCGTTCCCAGCGGCACGGCCCTGTTCCTGAACACCGACTTCATCGGTGTGAAGTACCTCCCCGGTGCGATGTTCGACATCTCGCCGATGGAGCGAGGAAACAACCAGGACGCGTTTGTCGCGCCGGTTCTGTGGGAAGGGCAGCTCTGCGTGAGTGCCCGGAAGTACCAGAACAAGCTCACCGGCATCACGGCGTAAAGGAGACTCATAATGAGTTACGAAACTCCGATTCTTACGGCTGGGGGCGCAAGCAACCAGTCGGTCTACAGCACAGTCGAAACGGCTCGACATCCTGTTGGCACTTCGGCAACGCTCTCTGACGGGCGCCGATACGTCTACAGTTGCAACCGGGGAAGCGCGATTGCAGCGGGGCGGCTGGTCAAAATGACTGAGCCTGCCTCGACGGACGCGGCGCTCGCGGTCAATACTGCGGCGGCGAACGACAGCACGCTCGATCTGACCTTTGGCGGTTCGACCACCTTGGCTGTAAACCAGCTTGCCGGTGGTTACGTCAACGTGCAGGATGATACGGGCGAGGGTCAGCTTTACCGGATCGAGTCTCATGCTGCTCTCGCAGCGGCGACCGCGCTGACTGTGACGATTGAGCCGGTTCGCGTCGCGTTTGCGGCAGCGACTACGGTGAGCGTCATCCAGCACCCCAACAACAATGTGGCGATTGCCGACGCAGGCAACTACACGCAGAAAATTGTTGGGGCGACTCCTGCTGCTGTCGGTGCTGGCAGCAGCACGCCGCAGTTCTTCTGGGCGCAGACCTACGGTCCTGCTTCGGTTCTGAACGAAGCGACTGGTGGTGTGGGCACGCAGTTGACTGTGGCTCCCAATGACGCCGGGGCGGTCGGTCTGACGGCTGAGTCCGGCTCAGGCACCTACGACCCTGTCGTTGCGACCATGCTCGACTTGGCAGGGCTTGATACGGAACACGCAACCGTGTTCCTCAAGCTCTAACACACTGAAGCGGGGCGGCGGGCAAACGGTGCTCGCCGCCCTGGCTTCTTTTTTCTCAGCGAGGTTCCATGTCCATCCAGCAAGCACAAATGATCCATCAGAAGCAGCTCCAGAAGTGGCAAATGAACGGTCACGAACCCGTCTACGAGCGGGGCAGCGTTCGTCTTGCCAACTTCAAGAAGTCGCTTCCAGACGATCTCGAGGTCACTGTCCTCGACCCCGCAACCAATGACTACGTGCCGTTCATACTTACGTGTGGGCGAGCGTTGAAATGCGGTGAAGTGCTGCCGGAGCGAGCCGACTTGGCGCTCGACGAGAAGGGGCGACTGCGCTCTCAGGCCGAGTTTGAGCAGGCGTACAGCGTGTTTCTTGACGCGTTCGTCTACGTCGAGGGATCAGACACGGGCTTTGAGCCTGTACCCAACGTCGTGGACTTTGTGCGCCAGACGCCCGACACCTTTTCGGAAAGTTCGGGAATGATCGAAATTGGATTCGACCCGAAGCTCGACGAAGAGTTTAAGCCGCAGCGCCGCTACGGCCCGGACGGGCAGAGCGAAGAAGAGTATCAGCAGGAGCAAGCGAACAACACGGACATTGCAGCCGCGCTCAAGTCAATTGCGGAGACGCAGGCTTTGCTGGCAGCGCAGTTGAACCAAGTGCAGTCCGCGCCTGCTCCCGTATCTGCTCCTCGGGAACAAGCTGCTGCGGCTTCTACCGGCATGAACGCCGAAAAAGCAAAAGCCGCGACGGCCGACAACGATAGCGCGGAGGCCCCATGTGGAAAGAAAGTGCGCAAGGGCTACGTGAAGCAACACCAACGCTTTTGCGACGCTGACGAGTGCGGCGGCGAAAGCGAAAACGCTGAAAAGGGTAAGACCTAAATGGGATTTAGCGTAACGGCGCTCAGCCTAGTCAATCGAGTGAACCGGCGGCGGCGTATGCCCGATGTCACTTCATTCAGTGCGACCGAAGACTTGGCGACGCTAGACGCGCTGAATACCGCAACAGAAGAAGTGTTGTCGTCGAAGCGGTGGGAGTTTGACATTCGGCGCGCTCAGATGACTTTGCGCCCTCGGCTACAAGCTGCGACCGGCGAAACTATGGCTGTATCAGCCACAAAGGGCGAAACGACAGCCACTTTGACGAGATCCGGTGGGAGTGTTTTTGTAGAAGCGGACATCTACGGCTCTGGTAGCGATCTTTACGTCACAAGATTTCTTGCAACCGGCGCCAGCTCGTTTCCAAATACAGCGTTCAGGGTGCTTAACGGAACTAGGGCAGGCTCTCTCGCAGCACTCACGCTCGCGACTCCGATGCCCGAGACTGTCGCTGGCGTTTCCGCTGAACTGTTTTACGCCGAATACATGCTGCCGGACACGGTTCGTTCGGTTCTGCGTGTTACGCATCAAGACGATCCTGTTACGCTTGAACAAGTAGACCCAACAGTTGAGTTTGAGGAACTTTACCCGCGCCCACAGATTGAGTACGGCACACCGCAAGTTATCTCGATCGGTGGACACGATACGCACACAATCGTTTCTGAGGGCGACTCGCCCGATCCTGCGCTTCGCTTAATGGTCTGGCCCGTGCCCGACGAGGCATACGTGCTCGACTACACGTACCACTACCGACACGCCGAGCTCGCTGCGACAACCGACACCTTGCAAGGCGTACCGCCCAACGTCATCGACATGATCGTCGATCTCGCTGCTATCAGCATGAAAGCGTTTTACGACGACGCCGACTCCAGCAGCATCGCGCGCTACCGGGAAATGGCGATGGACTCAGTCGAAAACATGCACCAGCGGCACGGCGGAATGTTTGCTGAGCGCAAGCGCATTGGGAATTGGGACGGATCGGCTCGCGGCCAAGGCTCAGACTCTCGCGTTTCGCGTGGGCGTCTGATTGGTGGCTCCTGATGCCGTACCAGCCGCAGAACATGCCGCTGATGAACGGCCTCAACGAGGACGAAAACCCGGCGGCGCTGCTGCCCGGGCAGCTTTCGATCGCGACGAATTGCTGCCGCAAAGGCAACTTGACCGGCACCCGTCCAGGCATCGTCCGCGATTCAGAATACGACGCGACGATTGCAGGCGAAAAGCACGTTGTCGGAATGCACGAATTTCGCCAAGGCCGCGATGAGGGCCGCAAGTTCGTCGCAATCACCAACGCTAAAATCTATCGGACTGACACCGTCGAGGTGACGAGTTCCTCTCCGACAATAACGGAAGGGGCAGCGAATCTTTGGAGCTTTGCAAATCACCAATCGCTGATGTGGGCCGCTGGTGGGGCGTCTAACAATTCCATCTGGACTTGGGACGGTAACAACTCAAATGCAGCGACGGCCCGATTAGCGGGCCTTAGTCTCAAGCCGCGATACGTGTTTGCCAAGTGGGGCGTGTTGTTCCTTTCGGGCTTTCGCGACGGGACGGCCCACTACAACAATCCTCTGGTCGCTCGCTACAGCGACTACGCTGCGACCTCGACTGACGAGACGAGCTGGCCGACCAGCAACTCGATCCCCGGCGAGCTTCTTGGCGAAAATCCCGGTGTTGGAGCATTTGGCGGCGAAGAGATTTCGACCGGAATCGCCCAGTATCAGGACAATCGGGGCGAGTTCCTTCTCTTCCTCACGAATAAACGGATTCTCGCTTTTACGCTGAATCCCAACGTCACAAGCAACGCCAATCGCTTCCTCCAGACGGATGCCATCGCCAACGGATGCGTCTCGCAGCACGCGTTCGTTGACCTCGGCTACGACCAGGGCGACGCGGTGTACGTGTCGCGGCACGGCGTTCATTCGATGGCGCTCTCGCAGCAGTTCGGTAACCGCGAAAATTCGTTCCTGTCTTGGCCGATTCGCAAGACGTGGGAAACCGTGAATCAATCGCCGGCCGCGCTCGAGAGCATTACTGCGGCGTACTGGCCGGACGAGGGGCTGGTGCTGATCGCGGTTCCGACAGGTAGCAACACTTCGCCCGACACCATTTTGGCAATGGATATTAAGGGCGCGCGATCCCTCAACCCAGACGCTGTTCGCTGGTACAAGTGGCGCCTGTCCGGCGACCTGACTCCGCACTATCTCAAAACCGCGCGCGAGCCCTCTGGGAATAAAGATGTTGTCTACCTGGGCGGCGCAAAAGGCGAGGTCGGGTTCTTCTCGCGCACAGTTTACAGCGATTTGGGTGCTGCCTACGGCGTCTCGTTTAGAACTAAAGACGACGACTACGGATTTCCGTCGATCGAGAAGTCAATTGGCAATGGGTTCGTCATGGTAAACGGCAGCGGAGACTATCAGCCAAATCACACTTACATGCTCGACGACAGTTCTTTGACCGGCGTAACTCAGTCTCTTGAAGTCACGCTTGACGGTTTTGAGCTTGGAAATACCTCAAGCGGATCAACTCTTGGAACTGCTGCGGCTGACGGAACGCTTGGAGGTGGCGAAAATCTAGTTCGTGATCGGTTGCGCGGAGTCGGCTCTGGCTTTTCGGTTGCCCATCACTTCAGTCACAGCGGCATCGCAGAGCCATTCTTTATTGGAACAATTACCCAAGACGTGGCAGTCAAGGGCATGGCAGACGAGGCAGCATAGATGGGCACGTACACACGTCCTTCAAAGTCCGTGAGTGGTGAGGGGACAACTTCATACATCGACGGAAACAAGCTGCCGGCTTCCGAATTAAATGCGGATTTTGACAACCTTGTCACGCTGGTCAACGGGAATCTAAATTCGGACAACATTAGTTCGACCGCCGGCATTCCGGGAACTGCGCTTGCGGCGCTCGCAGATATTGACCCTAGCAAGATTGGCGATTACTCGGGCAGCGCATCTGAAATGAGGACCGTCACGTCGCCCGGTGACAGCGCCTCTCCAAGCCTGCCCACAACGCTCAAGCAAGAAATTGCGCGACTGCGGTACGCAATTCGAGGGACGAAACCTGCTCAAGTCAGTGCCCAATACATGGACACGGGAGTTCTGACTGCTGCCAGTTGGAGTGAGCCACCGCTTGTCGGTCCTAATTTGATTCAGAACGGTGGGTTTAACGACCAATCGGTGACAAGTGGAGATCCCCCGACCGGCTGGACCGAATCGGGATCGCTGGGTGCGACAAGTATTGCTGGGCCGGATTCCAACTATCTCGCTTACGGCGTAGACAAAAAATACTACCAGTTGACGACTTCGGGAGAAGTGACGCTTCAGCAAGTTGTGAAAGGGCTGCGGGCAAGTACCAAATACCTTGTTGGCTGCGCGTATTCGCTCACAGCCGCCGGCAGTTTGAAGTTTCAAACAGTCGACGCGGTGGGATCGGGCAGCACAGACTACACAGACTTTTCGGTGACAGATTCGTCTGCCGCAGCGACTTCAGTTGAGGTCATTAACGGAATCGTCAAAACCGATGCGAGCGCAACGGACATTACTGTTGAGCTGGTTACTGCGAGTTCTGGCACTACGACAGCGCGTTTGCTGAACGTCTGGTTCTACGAGCTGAACGACGCGATCCCCACTGTCGTCGAGTCCATCCCGACGCAGACGGCGACTGCCAATTCAGAGGTGACGAACCTTCCTTCAACAGTGGCTTCCGGCACCAACTGGGCCACGAATTGGACCGACATTTCGACGCTCGCGCTGTCCCAGTACATCCCAAACCCCGGTTATCGGCTGATCTACGAAGTGAAAATTTCATGGGCAAGTGCGCTTGGTGACGAAGCCTATTTCTATGGTTTCAGACTTGAGATGAATGACGGATCAGATTCTTACCCCGATGGCCCGCACATCGAAGTTTTTGACAATCACGGCGCGTCTAACGGACAAGCGGCAGGCACGGTGACGCTCACACATACCGTGGATAACGCCGTTCCAGGCGCGACCTATGTGTTTACGCCGCAAGTAACTGCGGCTGATTCGGCTGCTGACGCGCTCGCTGCCCCGCGGCTTCACCCGCTCATTACGGTGACCGCCGAAGGAAGCGCAAGTGCTGGCAGCAACGGCACGATTCAGACTGTTTCCAAAGCTCGACTGCGCGTGGAGAAACTCTAATGGACCCCATGACAATGATGGCCGTTTCGTCAGCAGCGGGCGCTGCGGGAAACCTTCTTGGGGGTTTGACGGCTGATTCGACCGTAGCGTCCGGCGACATGACCTACGCTAGCCGCGACCCCATGCAAGATGCGTACATGGGGCGGTATTTGTTTGACGCGGCTCTGCCCCTTGGCATGGCTGATCCGCAAGAGATTCCGTCCGTAGGGCAGTCGTTGGCAAATCGTATTAGCGCCATTCCCTTCGAGGAGCGCGTGAAACGTCGGGCGCTGATTGCTCTTGGAGCCATCCTTGACAATCCCGGCCAGTCCGCGGACGAGGTGCTCAACACGCTAAACGCGGGCGCGTCCCCTGACGAACTGCGCAAAGCGTTGATACAAGCTCTTGGGCGCACCGGATACTCGCTTGCCGACATCCCCTCATTGCAACAGCGCGAAGCCCAACACCGCGAGTTCGTTTCGCAACTTGAGGCACGTCGTGGCGACGCTCTAGGGACGATCGGACAGCGCATGGACATTGCGCGCGATGTCAACCAGATGCTCTACGGGGCATCTCAGTTTGCGTCTGGTCAAGGTCAGTTGGACCCGCTGAGCAACGCACAGCTTGCTCGACTAAACCGAATGACGGATGAGCAGGAAGAGACGGCTCTGCTGCGTAACGCGAACCTGGGAATGCGACCCGGCGATATTGCCATGCAATTTGCCCAGCAAAGGCAAGAAAATCCGCTGACAGCTCTAGGGCAAACCCTTGGCATTGCCGGAGCTATTCAAAACCTTTACACGCAGCAGCAGGCCGGTCTGCAAAACGCTCTGGGATTGGCTGTGCCAGCGCAATCTAACGCGCTCAACACCGCCGCAAACCAAGCCAGTACTGCCAATCAACTTTTGAGCCAGGGGAGGCAGGCAGAAGCGACCACGCAGGCGAACGCAATCTCTGGCGCGTTTGGGAATGTTGCTAGCGGTTTCAATACGGCGGCAAATTACGGCATGGCGCAAGAGTTGATGGGAAGTCGAGCGCCAGCGTCAAACGAAGGCGTGCCGCTTGCGTTGCAAAACCCAGACCTGCCGCTTCAGGCACCTAGCTCCAACCTCTTCGCAAACCCGGTAGCTGGCTACTGATGCCGTTCCAACCCTACAGAAGCGAGCGCGGCCCCGACTTCATCAGCCTTGCGCTGCAACTGCGGCGCGAGCAGCGCCAGGAGGAGTCGCAAAACCGCAGGGACGAGGCGGCGCTTATTAGGGCGCGGTCGCAGGCCGAGAACGACGCGCTTTCGCGCGCGAAAACACAGATTGACATTTTTCGTGAATATACAAAAGGGCTTCCAGACGCTTCCGAGCGGGCGGGAGTCGCGCAGAGCCTAGGGGACACGCGGGTCGAGCAAGCGCCCGAATTCTTGACCAACCCGGAGTTTCAGGGTCCACTCCAACTGCCGGATGAACAGCTACAGCAAGCATTCCCGACGCCGGAGTCTTTTGCCGTAACCCAATATCCAGAATTGAGCGCGATTGCAGGTCGCCGCGCAAATATGCTTGTTCAATCGGGCGTTGACCCCAGCGTTGCGCAACAGCAAGCAGTTCGGGATCTCGGCGTTGAACAGGGAAGAGCACAGAGCGAGCGTGAGCGTGAACTTGCAAAAAAGATCGCACAAGAAGGTCGCGATGAAGCAAGAGCGATCCGTGACGAGAGGCGTGCGCGCCGGAATAAACATGAGGAGCTGCTAGCCGATCCGGTAAAGAGACTTGAAGCTGCCAGAACAATCCTTGACGTATCCCAAAATGGCATTGGCGCTTTAGTTGATATGGCCAAAGGCGCTTCGGGAGCGGAGCCTGAAGCTCAAGATTTGCTAAACCAGAACGTGCAGCTTGTTGCTCGAGAACTCGCAGACACGCTTCGTATCCCGTTAGACCAAGCGTTAAGTCGGGTACAGCTTCACCTCGAAACAACTTTCCGAGGCAATGAGCAGACTCGTCGGGCAGTCGAGCATGTTAACGACTTGGCGAGCCGCCGAAAAACGGCGCAACAGAAGGCACAGGCGCGTAATGACGCACAGATATCATCGGGTGCCAAGCCAAGGCAGATCGAGGCGTTAGCTGACAAGATCGAGAATCTTGAAATAGCACTGGCCGACGATTCGTTGTCTGACCCAAAACGTAGAAATCTACAGTCGCAACTCAATGCAAACATGCGAGAACTAGGTTCGATCGGGTATCGAAATGTTCCAGAGGCTAGAGCCTCTGTCTTAAACGCGCGCGCGGGCAGACTTGAGAACTACCGCGCTCTTTACGCAATGGCAGATGTCTACAGTCAGATTGCGTTGCGGCCTGAACTGTTTGGCGTCGGAGCCAGCGCGACCGTTCTCTATGAAACGATAAGAGGGTACGGCGTTGACACGCTTGAGTTTATGAAAGGAGACATTGCTAGAAATCACTCCGCGTACACCCCTGAAGAGCAGGAAAGGCTGTCAAACCTAGTCGAAGGAATTTACACGACAGATGACGGGCAACTTGCCGACATTCAGACTGTCCGTTTAGAGGAAATCTCTGCAACGTGGTTTTTGCTTCGCGGCATGAATCAATCAGGACGTGTAGCGCAAGCGCAGATCCGACAACTTTTTGATCGAATTAACGTCTCGGATTTTTCGATTCCCAGCACCATTGGACGCTCTAGGGTAACTGCTGTAAATCGAAACTTTCAGAGGCAGCTTGCTCTGCAACGAAATGCCTTGAGGGGCGACGATGTTGAGTTTGAGGACGATGGGCGCATCGTTGGTGACGAGGCTTTGCCGCCTCCGTTGTCTACAAGGCCGACACCCGCTGCGCGCACTTCTAGATTCCCGCTTGGTGCTGGACTAGGCGTTTCCTCTGGGGTTCCGGCTCTGCCAAACGACCCTCGACTCAGCTCAAGTGCGACTAGTACACCTGCGCCGGGATGGTGGCAGCCTCTAGAAGGAGGAAATAGATGAACCAATTTTCTCCCGAAGAAATTCAGGCAATGCGGGACAGGCACGAGCGGTACGAGTCAGCAGCCTCCGAGCAGTACAAAGCTGCATTCGGACATGAAATTACGCCGTCTCAACTTACGATCAGTTTGCATGAGATTTCTGGGTCTGAAGGCTGGGACTACGTCGCGGAAAAGCGGCACCTTAATTCTTTGCCAGGGCCGGTTGGACGTGCGTTTACCGCTGCCAAAGAGGCAGGATTTGATGCGTTAGCCGCTGGCGGTTCATTCGCAGTAGATGCGCTGACTCAGCGTACCGAAGGCGTCGAGCCCGAAATGAGCGGCGGTCCTGTGCTGCGCGTGCCGGAAGCCATCGGCGCTCCACTTAGCGCGCTACAACGAGGCGTTGGCCTTACTCCAGGTCAGGCATTCAACGTATTGCCGGGAATGGGCGGGCAACGAATTGTCAGCCGCGAAACAGGCCAGGAAGCCCAGTTCGATCCGCAAGATCAGCAGTACTACTTCCCTGACGGCTCGCGAGCCACGCCCGCTAACAGTGTTGCGACGCGCCCCGACCCCACGCAGGTAACGCTAGGGGATGTCGGTCAGGCTGCGATCGGCCTTGAGACAGCAGCGGACGCGGTTGAGTTGTTTGGCCCGTTTGTGGCCGAGCTCGCCATCCTGTCGCGCCAAGCAACTCCGCTCGGCTACGCCTCGCGCATGATGGGCGCGAACATCGGCACCGAATTATCTGCCGAATATATGCGCGCACTTGATCGGAAAATGAGTGGCATGTACAGCGGCGCGCTGGATTTTAGCAATCCGGTCGATGCGGCTGACCACTTTTTAAATGTAATCGCTGGTGGGGCAATTCTGGGTGCGACGGATGCTTCGATCGGACAAATAGGATTGCGCGCTGAGCGGCAGACGTACCAGACACTCTTTGGACTTGGAAAAAAGGGATCTAACGAACGCATCGCTCGAGCGCGAAGACTTGGTGTCGAACCGAGTCTTGCAATGGCAACGGACGGGTTTATGCGCGCCATGTTTTCTGCGCTGAGTGCGTACCCAATGACGGGGAGAAAAGCCCTAAAAGAGGCTCAGGAAGTCACTAGGAATATTTTTAGTTCTGCTTCAACCACTATCCACTCTTACGCCGACTTTGCTGGTGCCGGTCTGGCTCTTTCACAAATATCCAAGCGGTTTTTTCTGCAAAACAAAAACTTTTTGAATTACATCAGAGATACCGCGCAGGACGTGTATAAGGGCGCCGTCAGAGTTACGCAGGATGTTGAACGCAACCTAGGGTTAGATCAAGTTCACGTACCTCACGCAACAATTAGAGACGAACTTGAACGGCAAATTTTTCCGCAAGCGGCGGGGCAACCGCTGGCGCGGGCAGGCAAGAAAACAGCAATCCCTGATTTGAAGACTACCGGCCCAGGTCTGATGAATCACCCGGATTGGAAATATCTTGACCAGCTTCTAAATCTCGACGACAAGGTTTCGATTCCTGAATACATCATTTTGAGAAATCAAATCGAGTTTGCGGCGCAGCGCGCAAAGGCATCCGGCGATCCGTTTCACACTGTATTTGTCGGCGCTTCTGCGCAAATGCGAAAGGCATTAAATAGCAAGGTTGCGCCGGACGAAATTCGCAAAATGTGGGAAATTGCCGACGACAAATGGAAGGGCATGAACCATTTGCTCAACGGCGCTGTGTGGAAGAAGTTTAAACGCGTTGAAAGCTCGTTCCCTGAGACTGATCCGAAATCAACTTCAGTGTTGTCGAGCGAAATGCTTGCGCGGGAACTTTTCAACGACCCAAAGTTTGCGCCGGAATTTGCGGACACGCTTTATAAGGTGGCGAAAGGTGCTGGCGCTCAACGCGGATATAGCCGTGTTGTTTCGGGCTACCTCAGCGATGTTTTTAACCGCGCAGCGTCTGTTGCAGAAAAGGGGCCGCTTGCGGGGCTGGAAATTATCAATCTTGCCGCGTTTGAAAAATCACTGGGCTTAGGGGGCGCGAACGACACTCGATGGCAGGCCGTAAGCCGGCTAATCACGAATTCGGGAGGTGACCCGAAGGTGTTGCGTCAGTTTATTGAGGACGCAAAACAACTGTTTCCAGACGGTATTCCTAACCCAAGTCAGACGGCAGCTAGGCGCACTGGTTTAGCAGGTATTGGCTCGGCGGTGAGGTTTATGACTGGCGGTGGCGTCGTAGGCGCAGCAAGCGGTACAGCAGCAGGAGGCGTGCTGTCCGTCACGGGTGGGGTTACGGGCGCGGTTGCCGGACTGCTTGCTTTTACGGGGCTGGGATCGTTTGCTTTTGATACTTGGTCGTTGAAGTACATGAGTCAGGTAATGACAGGCAATCTGTCAGAGCAGGCGCGGTGGCGCAAGCTGCTTGCTGTTGCGTCCGCTGCTGGGGTTGTGAGGCCGTTCCGTGCGCTGCTGCAAGAGTCGGGCATCGCTGTTCCGTTAGATGAACGCGAGATTTATCGTGCAACTCAGAGCGGTCGAACGCGCGGTTTAAGTGATAGGCGTCCGAGTCCGGCAACAGACATGCTGCAATCTATGGGCCCGCAGTCAGACCCGCTTCTTCAAAGGTTTCGCTCGGCAAATCAATCGTTTGTGCAACCGGAGACGATGTCTCCACGCGCGCCTAGTCGTGACAACTTTTAACGCTCAAGGAGGTTGAGCTGTGAACGTAATCCAGAGACTTCTAACGACCGCGGTAGGTGTCGCGGTGCTTTTATTGGCTGTGCCAGTCCAGGCGTTTACCGCTGCGGCTGTGACGGATCTTTTTAACGGCGTCCGAATTTACACGCTGTGCGATGCCGAGGGGCCGAGTGAAACGGGCGTCTGCGATGATGCAGCGAGCGTCGACATTGCCGCTCGAGTCACGGGATTTACGCACCTGACGTTTGATTCGAGCCAGAGCACTGGTACGACGTACCGTTGCGACATCTACGCGGGCAACGACTCAGTCTCAGACACAGCCGATCTTTCGACGGTAGGCGCCCAGATCAACAGTGTGTCTCTGTCGAGTACGACTGAAATGATTCAGTTTGACGGTACGTTTGCGTTCGTGTGGATTTCGTGTACCGCGGGGGCAGGCGGCTCTGACACTGTGACCGTTAAAGTGCAGGCCGCTCCATGATCGCGCGCAAGCTACTGGCGGCGGTTTGCGTGTGCTTGCTTTTGGCATCGGTGTCGGATGCTGGAGAATCCGTTCTCGGCACGAGCGGCAACGAAACACGGATTTTTGGATCTGGCACTCACCGAATTTTGACAAGCAGCGGCTTTCAGGGTGGGTTGCAATCAGCGGGAACCTACACATATGCGTCTGGATCGGATTGCATTGACTTGGTGTCTTCCACGGATTTATCCACCACCGTGTCATGCACTGGGGGAGTGCATCAAATTCGGCGAACCCCGCGAGACATTACTTTTACTCGTTTGACTTTGGTTCAGTCCACGGCAATCGGTGGAAGTAGCGATTTTGGCTGCAAAGCTCGCTTGTTTCTTAACGGAACGGCATACGCCGATAGTGAGGTTGTTTTGACTGGGGAAATGGCGTCGGGCACGGTCGCAACCGCATCGTTTTCGCATCGGGTTCCTGCGGGTTCCCAATGGGGAATCCAGTTTGCAAACGCTGACGGTTGTTCTAGCAGCGGCTCGTGCAGTTGCGGAGTGGCCTCTGGCGGCGAAACCATGCTGCCGTTTGTTTACGGGGTAGAGCATTGAAATGTGGACGTTGATTGTGTTGCTTTTTTTTAGCGTCCTAAGCTTGCAGGTATTTGCAAACGAAGCGGTGCTTGGGCCAGTGTTGGACGAAAAAATGCCGATCACAAACGAAGTGCGTGAGTTTGACACTCCTTTTTACGCTTGCGTCGATTGGGTAGACCAGTTTCCAGTGTATTCAATCGAAAACGCGGACAAGATTGAATGTGATGACGTGCAGGACGATGTTGTGTTTTGCTTAGTTGATGCTTGGGTCAACTCGACCAACTTTCGCGATTGCGAGGCACTAACGCCGTGAGGTGTTTGCGGCTTGCTTGCAGCGACTTCAGCTTTGCGCACTTCGTAGTGGTGGTGCTTTCAATCTGATGTCCTCCGATCCCGTGACTAACGTGTTTGCCGCACTGTTGGCGGCTCTGGGGATCGGTGGAGGTGGCGTTTACCGCGTGACGCACAAGCAGCGTGAACTGGAAACTCGAATCAATCGCTTGGACGAAGATCGCAAAGCGGTTGAGAAGCGCATTGAAAAGGGCCGGCAGCAGTTGGAGACAACTGCGCGCACGGTCATTCGCCTCGACACAAAGGTTGATGCTTTGATTGACCTCGTGAAGGAGAAGAAATAGTGCCGAAAAAGAAAAAGCCGAAGCCTCGCCCTCGGCCGCGTCCTGGCGGCTACTGAGGCGGCTGATGTCGCTTTCTCGTGACTTCCAGTTTGCTGCAAACCTAGTGCGCACAGGTAGCGACTACGTCGTCGGCGAGTCGTCGATTCACGGGCGCGGCGTGATTGCTGCTCGAGAATTCCGAAAGGGTGAATTGATCGGCGCTGCTGTCACTGGGTTGGTGAATGGTGGCGTGGGTGGCATGGAGCGCACGGAGCTTGGACGTTTTGCCAATCACCAGGAGAAGCCAAACGCAAAGCTAGAGCGAGTTGGTGGCGACGTGTACGCGTTGCGCGCGACTGAGGACATCTCGTCAAGCTCCGAAATCACGATGTCCTATTGGGACACTCCAGCTTTTGTCGCAAAACCGTCAGACATTGACCCGGAGTTTCGGAGCCGTTGGAAGTGAAATCTGGCCCCCGCATCCACTTCAAGCGGGACGAAGAGTCTGCAATTGGGCGCGGTGCGGTGATGCACGGCGCCCATTTTCGTCCAGAGGTCGCAAGCATGGTGTGGGCCGCGTGTCGCGGCAGCGCCAGTTTCGGCTGGCCTGAATTGTGGGTGACGGAGGGGTGGCGTCCTTCTAGCGATCGACGCGACCTGCACAGCGAACTGCGCGCCATCGACATTTCTTGTCGTCACATCGAGGGCGACGAAAAGAGCAGGGTGAACACAGCCGGGATCTGGGCGAAGCATGTGGCTTCGCTACTTGGCCCCGACTACGACGTGGTCGTGCATGGCGCGCGGAGCAATCTGCACCTGCACGTCGAGCTCGACCCGTGAGGTTGTGATGGAAAACAAGAAGACGACGATTGCTGGATTTCTCACGTTGGGCGGTGCGTTGCTGACTGTGGTGGCTGCGGTGCTTTCTGGGAATGACGTGGGCGGCGCGATTATGAACGGGTTGCTTCCTGCTCTGGCTGGAATTGGCCTGATCGGTGCTCGCGACGGCGCGGTGTAAGAGCACGCCGTGTGGGCTGTTTCGATTTCGTGCGTGGCTCTAGGGCTTGCGCTCGGGTTTGGCCTCCATGCGCGGCTGCTGGCTTCGCGGGTAGGAGAGTTGCGTGAAGAGAACCGACAACTTCGCGATTCGCTCAAGCAGACAACGCGGACGGTTCGACGGCTCCGCGCAGCTCGTCCTACTCGCGATGCTCTGCGCGCTGCTGCTGCCAGGATGTCGCACGCTGGCGACGACAACTGAGAGTGATCCGCATTGCCCGCGATGGAACATTGAAGAGTGGAAGAGCTTTTCGGTGCTCATCGACGAGGTAGACGCAGAGACGGCCCCGGCGGTTTTCGCGATGGGCACGCTCTTGCTCTACTGCTTCCCAGAGGCATTTGAGCCGTGAACGCTGACGACATTCTTGAGGCGGCTTCGGCGCCCGAGTCTTCGACGCGTTTTCAGCGTTGGCTTGAGGCTCAAAGCAACGACGTGCAGGAGTTGTTCTGGGATGTGATTGACCGAGGATATGTGGGAGAGGGCAGGGCGTTTGCTCGTCTGCTGCGCGCGTTTCTTGAGGCAACAGGTTGCGAAGAAAGTTTTACCACTCAAAGCGTGAAGTATTGGGTCGACCGAAAGATTGAGCAGCGAAATTCCTGACGTTGACGAGCTGCTTCGGCAGGAGGAAGAGCGCGAGCAAGCGCTGGGTAACGCTCGCCAAGCTCGCCGGAACGCGCGCACGATGGCCGACCTCAAGGCCGAGAACCGCAACCTGCACAAAGCGGTCGACGTGCTGGAGGAGCACCTAGCGGTGCGTAAAGCGCTGGCGCAGGCCATTGCGAAGCCGCCTGTCGTCAAGCTCAAGAAGCGCGAGCGCAAGGACGCGATTATTCCGATCGCGCCTCACTCAGACGAGCATTACGACCAGACCTTCACGTTGGCGGAAACTGGGGGGATCAACGAGCAGAATTTAGAGCAGGCAGAGGAGAAGGTTGCGACCTATATCCGCCGGCTGATCCGGCTGATTGAGCGGGAAGCGCTGGACAGCCCAGTGCCGCTGCTGGTGATGCCGTTGATGGGCGACATGATAACGGGCGAGCTGCACGCCAAGAGCGAGCGCGACAGCCCGATGACGCCTCTGGAGGCGAGTCGTTTCGCGTACCGCCTGAAGCGGACAATCATCGACTCGCTCCTGGCAACCGACATTCCGCGCATTCTCATCCCGTGCGTAGACGGCAATCATGGCCGGACGACAGCCAAGCGAACTCCCGGCCTGAACGCTCGGTACAGCCACGAAACCGACGTGTATCTGCGGCTGGCCGACCACTACAACGAGGCAGGCGAGAAGCGCGTCGATTTCTACATCCCGCAGACCGATTTTGCCGCAGTCGAGATCGTCCCAGGCTTTCGGCTTTGCATTACGCACGGCGACAGTGTGCGGGGCGGCTCCGGCATCGGCGGCATTGCGCCATCGCTGCTTCGAGCGGTGAGCCGATGGCGGCAGGCGTATCCGGCCGATCTGTACATGCTGGGCCACCATCACCAGTTCTGGGATCTTGGCTCGATTCTGATGAATCCAAGCGCTGTGGGCTTCGACCCCTACGCGGCCTCGCTGGGCCTGTCACCGACGCCGCCCGCCCAGGTGTTTACGACGCTGCACGCTGGTCGTCTGGACCGGGGCACAACCTGCCCAATTTGGCTGTGACTGTCCGCGACCGTCTGCACGAAGTTCACGCGTGGCTCCACGAGGAATTTCCGGTTGGTGTTCCCGTCCGATTGCGCGTCGAGCGGATGCCCAAGGAGTTCTCGGATTGCGAGGGCGTCACGTATTTGGACGCTCCGGTTTTGATTCGCATCCGAAAGGGCATGACGCGCTCCACAAGCGTCTACACCCTGCTGCACGAATGGGCGCACGTTCTGGAGGCTGACAAGGCTGCGTGGCGTGAGACGGGCGCTGAAGACCACTCAGACAGGTTCTACCGGACGCTGGGCAGACTGGAGCGAGCGTTCGCAGATCGAGGCCCAAGTCATGCCTGAGCACGGCGTCGAGGCGCGTCTCTTCGGCAGCGGCGGGCTGAGCCAGCCGATCGCCTCAGAGGCTGACTTTTGCGTTCTGCTCGCAGCAGGAGTGCTGTGGATCGCCGCGTTGGCCCGTGCGATTGTGCTGCTGCGGAAGCGTTGAAAACCCTGTTAGACTTAGGGGTGTCGTTGGCATTCGTTGGCATTCGTTGGCAAAGGTGCACATGACCACTGTTTCTAGAAACCTCAATTAAAACAAACGCTTGCGATCGTTCTTTCGGTGACTGGGGGTCAAGAGGTCGTGGGTTCAAGTCCCACCGGCCCGACCATCTTTCCCCAGCAAATCAAGGTACTTGCGATATCGGGTGTACACTTGCTTGCGTCAAGTGGTCACAGTTGGTCACAGTCTTTGTGACCACCCCCAAATCGCCCCCATTTCCCGTGTCGAGCGCCCCCAGAAACGACAGATCGGGCGCCATGTCGGGGATGACGTGGGCGTAGGTTTCGAGCGTGGTTTTGATGTCCGCGTGTCCCAGAACCTTGCTGACCCAGATCACCGGCCGGTTCGCCATTAGCGCCCAGGAGGCGTAGGTGTGCCGTGTCGAGTGGAACGTGAAGGGCCGCGCGTTGATCTCCCGCAGGGTCATTTTCGCCCGTAGCCCGTCGAAGCGGTTGGCGAACGAGTCGTAGTCCCAAATTTCTCCGCTGGGCTTCGTAAAGACGCGGCCGGGAGCGGTCAGGCCGTCGCGGGCGTGGCGGCTCTCCTGATGCTGCGCCAAGGCCTTAGCGAGTGGCCCAGGCAGCGGGACCGTGCGTTCGTTTTTGCCCTTGGTGGGTCCAAGCGTACCGTCCTTGCGCGCGTTCTTCTCAATTCGGATCGAGTGCGGCAGTTGGACGTTTTGCCAGCGCAGCCCGCGCAGTTCTCCGCTCCGAATGCCGGTCGAGATCGCGGTCTGGAAGATCAGGTGCATGGTCGGATCGTGCGCCTCGAGATACGCCAGAATGCGAGCCACTTCCTCCTGCGTCCAAGCGTCTTTGGCGCTCGGTTCGGATTTGGGAGCCCACGAATCGCCGATCTGTTTGATGCGCGCTCGCATCCCTTTCACCGGGTGGACAAGGTTGGCTTGCTTTTTCTCGATGAGCCACTTGTACGTCGCCGCCAACGGCTGAAGCATTTGATAGATCGAGTTCTGCTTGTTCAGCCCGTTTTTCGCGAGCAACTGCTCACGAACGAACGTATTCACCCACGCTTCGTCCACGCTTGCAAGGTCTGTCGAGCCGAGGGTTGGCTTGAGATGAACGCGAATTTGCGTCTCATATCCGTCGTAGGTCGCAGGCGACAGGATCGGCATTTTGGCGTCTAGAAATGCGTCGAGCATCGCATCAGCCGGATACGACGGCGCCGCCGACTGCAACAGCGCGTGACCGCGCGCGGCCTCGTTGATGCCGTCTGCAATCCGTTTGGCGCTGGCCTCGTCCGACTGCTTCTCCCACTTCCGTTCTTTTGTGACGGTGTCGTAGACTTGGATGTACCAGCCGCGACTGCGCCGCTCGCCGGTCTTCTTGTTCGTGCGGAACCGCTCGATCGCCTTCGCTGTCTTTGCCATTTTTGAACTCCCCCTATCTCGACAATCGCCGAATCACTTCACGCTCCTGAGTGGACAAATCTGTCGCAGGCGTCGGCGATGCGTTTTCCGCTTCGCCCAGCCAGCAGCAAAACGAGGGGACAGTGATAAACCGCACCTGTCCGATTCGTCGAATCTCGAGACTTTCGTCGTCGATATGGCGCTCCATCGCACGCCTAGAAATCCCTGCAATCTCGGCGGCTTCCGAAATTCTGAGGTGCGGCAGTTCACGCCACGGAATGTTCGTTCGCTCGATCGCAGTCATCCTCGTTCCTCCTCCATCGCCATCTGCGCCATCGAGTACAGCTCAAACAACATTCCGCGAGCTCGCCGACCGACTTCTTCCGAAACTTGGCCCCGCAGTTCCATCTGCCAAAGATAGTTCGACGCGTCGAGAACCTCCTCGATGAACTCCTGAGCGGGATCGCCGCCCTGAAACGGCGCCTCCAGATCGAGTCCGCGCTCCTGACGACCAGCCAGCCAGCGCTTCCGGGCTTGCGCAAAGAACGTCTCAACCGTCAAGATTCACCCCGAGACGAGCTGCAAGAGTTCGGAGCGCCAGCGCTGCACATATTGGCGAAACTGCGTTTCCGAGGGACCGGAGCCGATCGTTGCGATAGACCAGCCCGGTGGGAAGCCCATCAGAGCCTCCACGAAGTCGGCTGAGAGCTGGGGACGGCCCTCCGGCGTCGATGTAGTCGCGCCATCCGTCGTCGTCGTTTGGGCCAGGGGGCCACGGGCGCCACTCGCTGCGTCCGTCAGCGTCGTCCCCGAATGCCTCCCGCTCGCCGTTGAGTACCCGGCCGCTCCCGACGACTTCGCGTCCCCGGCTGTCGGTGTCGGCCAAGTCTTCGCCCAAGTGTCTAGGCTCGGTCTGAACTCGCCCGTCCTGCCCTGACCGCCTCCGCGATTCGTCCCGTAGGATGTCGCTGCTGGCGTCAAGTACTCGTTTCGCGAGTATGAAGATCCGCCGCCGGAGGTGTGGCGCTCCGCAGCCGTTAGGCCCGCTGCCTCCCGCTGAAAACACATCCCATGCCGCATCGTACCCGCATTCGGCCAAGTCACCGAGGACTCGGTCCAGTCCGCGAACAGTGAGCGCTGGGGAGTTTTCCAGCAAGACGAGGTCTGGTCCCACCTCGCGAATGCAGCGAGCGACCTCTCGCCAGAGTCCGCTTCGTTCTCCGTCGAGCCCTTTTCCGGTGCCCGCCAGACTGATGTCGGTACACGGCCAGCCCGCGCTGATGAGATCAGTCGATTCAGCCCATCGCTTTGCGTCGAACGACTCGATGTCGTCCCAGACTGGCGCTGGGGCAAAAGCAGTTTGACCCATTGTCGATTCGCACTCTGCAAATCGCGCGACGAGATTGGCCGCACAATAGGCTTCGCGCTCGACGTAAACCAATGTTCGGTAGGTCGGGATTGCGAGTTTGATTCCCAATTCGAGTCCACCGATGCCGGCAAATAAAGCCATGCCATTCACGCGTTGCCTCCGGCCCGTTTCGCGTCACGGGTGGGCCAAGCCCGCAAGGGGGATGAATGCGCGTTTTGGGCCTTACTACCCCGCGCATCATCGACGCTCAAAAATCGGCTTCCGATTCCACCTTAAAACGGGCAGCGACCGCTTCGATTTCGTCCTCGCACTTCGTCGCCTGCCGCTCGTGCCACGCAGCGTTCTTCAAGTGCTGATCGCGAGCGCTGGTCAACAATGTCAGCAGCATCACGTCAGCCGGATCGTCCTCGCCTGCGTTTTCAACCGACGACAAGCGCGCGGAAACCAAATCGTGGCAAGAGAACTTGCTCACGCTCCAGGCTCCCACGCTTGAATCCACTCAAGCGCGTCACCAAAAACGTCTTCTTTCAGGCTTTTCGGCGTCGTGTTTTTCGTCACCGCAAATGCGGTGATGATTCCCAGAACGTCGCTGTCCTTGGCGTCCTCGATTTTCAACTCCTTGAGCCGTTCTCGAGCGCAAAACTTGAGCTTCTCGCGAGAGGGCTTGCTCATCGCAGGTCCGGCGACTGGTGCAGGCTGCACAACCTTCATTGCTGCCTTGGGAGTTGAAGGAGGCTTCAGCGCAGGCCTGCCGCGATCGACCAGATCCTCGCCGTCCGTGTCCATGTCGCTTGCTGAGACGAGGCCCAGTGCTCCGCTCAGTGAAGCTCGCCGCGCGTAGGACACCGCCGAAACGGCGCGCTGGGCGTCCACCTTCGCGCCTAGAGGCACGAAAAAGTCACCTTCCAGCGACTCGCCGCTTTCATGCAGGACAATCGTTCTGCAACCCGCGCTGTTGTCCGGCCCAGACTTTGGAAACTGCACGACCGCCAGACCGTGCTTGCGAAGATGGGGCCGAATCGTCTCCATGATCTGTTTCGTGCTGGCGAAACGGCTCTTGAAGTGCGGGTTGCTGTCGTCCTGAAAAACTGGTCCCACATCGCCCTGGAAGGCCGCTAGCGCGGCGAACAAATTCTTCACAGTTCCACTCCTGTCCCTAAGCAGTCGTCGCACGGGTCCACGTCGGGATCGCCGTAGTGCGTAATCACGTCCTCGACAATTTCCATCCGGTCACGCGAGTAAAGACGCTTGCCAAACGGCTCGCCGCCCGTCCCATTGCACGACTCGCACCCGTCGGCACCAATCTCGGTCAGCAGCCTGCGCAGCGCGTCGCGCAGAACCTGCGCCTCAAAAAAACGAAAACACGTCTGTGACGTGCAAACATCACCCATCCACTAAAAGGGGATGTCGTCGTCAACAGCAGGCGAGGGCGCCGGCGCTGGTTCAGGTGGCGCAGCGCGTTTCAGCACGTCCCACCGCCACACGTTGAGCGAGTTGAAAAACTTGATGTCGCCGTCGCGGTTCGTCCACTGGCGACCGCGTAGATCGAACTCGACCTCGATTTCGTCGCCGACGTGCAGTTCGTCGAGCTTCTCGCAGGCGTCGTTCGTGGCCTGGAAAAGAACGAGCTGCGGATATTTGCCGCTCTGATCGCGCTCCAATACGAACTCGCGAACGCGAAACGAATCGCTGATGACCTTGGTCGGCAGCACGGTGTGCAGGTGGCCGGAGGCTGTGAGATTTCTTGCCATCAGCGCACCTCGACGTGCTGGATCAGTGCGTGGCACAGGTTGCAGCGAAGGTGCGCTCGACCTCGCCAACGGTGATAGAGCGCGTGGAGCAATGTCATGTTGTTTGATCCCCCTACAGAAAGTTGTTGCTCTCCACACTTGGGTATGGCACCGTCCACAACTGTGGTAACCGAGATAGCAACAACAAGTTGTTGAACTAATACCAGAAAGTTGTCATGGCTGCCAAGCGTCGCGCGAAGAAAACGAAGAAAACTGCGTTGCCTGAAATCCAGGTCGAAATCGAGATCAACGGCGATGCCGAGGATCGCTACGGCCCTGATTTGAACGAGGCTGCGCGAATTGCGTTGAAGAAGTTTGCGGGCGAGCAGGGCCTTGAGAAGACCGTTGATCTGGCAAAGCGCGTGGGGATTCGCGCGCCGTCCTTGGCGATGCTGCTGTCAGGTGACCAGGGGATGCGCGTTGACGTTCTGTCGCGCGTGTGTGCCGCGCTCGACATGAGTCCGGCGCTGTTCTTTGAGAGCGGCGGTGCCTACGAGCGCGAGGGCAAGGCTGATGGCGATTCAGCGCTCATGGATCAGTTTCGTCGAATTGTTCCGCGCCACGCGCAGGTGCAGTTGTTTGAAATGATGTTGCTGGCGCAGGCGACGGGTTACACCGCAGAGGCGCTTGAGGTGTCGTTGTCGATGGTTCGGCACATCGCCACGCGCGAGGGCGTAGATCGGGCTGCGATCTTGAAGGCCGCTCAGTCGCTCGCATCCAAGGTCTAGTTGCGCGGACTCGCGAGGTTCCGCGCAATCGAGCGAATGGTGTCGGCGTCTTCTCCGCTTTCGCACAACGCGCGATCAGTCAGCGGCTGAACGCCTTCAATCACGGCGCCAAGCAGACCTGCGCGTTTTGCAACCACAATCATTTCAAACAATTCGCCAATCTCGTCGCTGCTGCACATGAGCTGCAAATGCGCGAGGACGTTGTCGGCCACTTTGCGTGGTTCAACCGCTGTGAGCACTTCAGCCGGTTCGCATTCGACGTAGGCGCTGATTCGGCTGACCCACTCCAGCGGAGCGCCTCGCTGGCCGTCGAGAAATTGCTGCAAGTCGCGCTCGTCGATTTTCAACGCAAGCGCAACTTGTTTTGCCGTTGAACTCCATGCAGCCATGTGCGCGAGCACGTTGGCGCGGAAAAGCTCGTCAGCGTCGCTCGCCTCCCGTGCAAACGGTTCGTGAGTCAACTCATCAGTTCCAGTCACTCGGTATTTCGTCATTGGGGGCTCCCTCCATTTTGACGATGGCGATTTTTGGAACAGCCGGCAACAACTTTAATGACGTGAGTCGCAGAAACTTGTGTTACGGTGCAACCACAATTGGGGTAGGAGGCCGTATGCCTGAAAGAAAAGTGCTTGGAAAATTTGTGCGCAACGAGCCGCGAACGGTGCGATTTGGAGGGCCTGACAGCGATCGGACGACGCTTTGCGCGGCAGACATGCTGCGCGACATCCTGACGAACGTGCTGGATTCTGAGGAGGTTGGCTGGACCGAGGCGGAATACGCTCGACAGCTCCGAATGCCGCAGACGACGCTGAACGCGATTGTGGGCGGCAAGCGAGATGCGAACCTCGAGACTCTTGAGCGGCTGGCTGCGCTGGGCCGGATCGACGTGTGCGACGTGTTTTTGCAACACGCGGTCTATCACGAGACGCGTTTTGCGGCCGACCTAGCGGCAGGCGAGAACCCGTGGGCAGATCTGCGCGTGCGCGGCAATACGACGGGAGAACAACGCGAGCGGCTGGGTTTAGCGTTGGAAGACGCCGCGACCGTGGACGGCGTGGAAGACCTCATCGACTTTGTCGAGCGAATTGCAGCGGCGTTCAAGGCTCGCGCCGCGAATGGCAAAAAAAGATAACAACAAGTTGTTGCGCAAAGGATAAGTTTTTGTTTCTCTCCTGTGGTGGGTGAGAAGCAAGCGCGCAAAATCGAGTGTGAGTGCATAGATTGCGGTCGGGTGTGGTCGTTCATCGTCCAGCGTCCCCGGCCGCATTTTTCGTTTCGGCGCTGCTGGGAGTGCGCACGGGACGTGTATCTGCGCCGAGTTCTGCTTCGTCGCCCTCAAAGATTGCTGCACTGAGGGGGGAAGAATGCAGTCCAGTTTGCCGTTCGCGGCGACATCTGAAACCAGTCGAGACGCAGCCGAGCGCATGGCAGCGCAGCCGATACGCATTCGGCGCGACCATGAATCAATTCTGAATGTGTTGCTGAGCGGGCCGAAAACGGATCGCGAACTGCAGAACATTCTGAACATGAGTGGGGACACGGAGCGTCCCCGGCGCGGCGAGCTGGTCAAAATGGGCCGCGTCGTCAACACTGGGAAAAAGCGAGATCGCTCCACGCTGTGGGGTCGCGCTTGAGCGACGCGGACGAAGCGTGGGCTTTGATCCGCAAGGCATTTGCGCATTACGGCAAACGCACGCTTCCGTCTCTGCGCGGTGCGCGGCGCAAGCTCCTCGACCGCCTGCTCGACGACGGCTATTCGGCCGAGGATCTCGTCGCAGCGGTCCACGGTTACGTGCACTTCCATCGCGGCCTGCGAGTGGAGGACGGGTTCGACCCGCGAAGGTTCTTTACGCCTGAGTCTGTGTTCCGGCTGGAAAAGCTAGAGCCACGGATCGAGTTGGGCCTCGATGGCCCGTGGAAAAAACCAGAAACCAGCAACGAACGGCGCGATCGAGAGCGCCAAGAGCGCGTGGCGAAAGAGCGCCGCGTAGTTGCGCAGGAGCGCTCGCTGCGGGCCGTAGGGGGTGACGAGGAGTTTTAACGAACTGCGCGGACGGATAACGGTGGCGCGTAGTTTGAATTCACCTTGGCCTGCTGGAGAGCCGGGGTACCACGGGAGGCGACATTCCAGCAACGCGAGAGTGAAACGGAAGAGCGCGTGTCGCAGCCAGGGCCTTCGTGGTGAAAGCAACTTCCGCAGGATGCGCGGTTAGCCCCCGCCTACCTGAGCGGCTCTGCAAGACAGAGCACAGACCGACTCTTCGACCTGCAATGGATGCGGGGAGAGGAGAGGTCTGAGCAGATGCGGACAGAGGGACTTTGCAGACAAATTCACAGTACGCGCGATCAGTGCTTGAGGCGGCACAAATGCTAATGCTTTTCCCGTATGGCCTGTCGCAAATCGACATTTGCAGTCGCACTCGTCTGACTCGCCAACATGCGTTGACAGTGCTCAACGATTTGGTCGAAGCGGGCTGGGCGCGTTTGGAGCAACTCGACGAGGCTGACGCGACACGCGATGCCAAGGGCCGTTTCGCCGGGTCATTAGCGGGTTCGTCGCGTTGGGTCATCGACCCTGAATTGTTGCTGCGCATTTTTCGCGGCCAGAAGCGATTTTTCCACGAGCTTGAGCAGACCTTGTGTTCGCACGTTGATTCCTCTGGGCGGCAAGGTACGGGTTCGCTCGACCTACGCGAACTGGCTCGACAACCTGTGTCGAATGCCACGTTTGCTGCGTGGGTCCGCGCAATTGAGAGCAGGCGCACAAATGACTCGTGAGGAAGGCTTTTTTGCAGAAAAGCGGCGACTCGGGCTGGGCTATCGACGGCTCGACGAGGACCGCGTGCGCGTCATCAAACGCGAGCTGGCGGACGGAAAGCCGGTTCGCGAGGTCGCGTTGTCGCACCGCATGTCGGAGCGCGCGATCTACGAGATTCGGTCGGGCGTCCGGTGGGGCCAAGTCGATGAAACTGGCGGCCAAGACGCTCAGGGAGATCATTGAATGAGCTTGGAAATGCTTTTAATCGACGGATTGTCGTGTCCCGTCATCCGATGCGACGAGTGCAACCGGCTGATCGAGTCCGACCTCGACGGCGTCTACGTCTGGGACGGAACGCTGTCGAAGGACGGCACCCCGCCGATCTTTTTGCACCACAACGCAAGCGCAGCCGGATTTCGATGCCATGAGAAATTCGAGCAGCGGCGCCCGGACTTTCGCTGGTCATGGCATCACCTCCGAGAGTGGTTCCGATTCATTGATGTCAACGTCAAGGCGACCGACAAGCTCGGACACCGAATTGCCTCGCAGCCCTAGGGGCCTTTGCGCAGGTCGTTTGACGCCATCAGCGTCCACTAACTGCGCTGGGAGAAAACGAGTGCCTAAGCCGCCCGCTACATGGAAGCACTGGGAGGCCAAGATCGCAGCGGTCTTCGGCCTCAAGCGACGTGGCGCGGACTACGGCGACAAGTCCGGTGGCAAGAACGACGCGGTCAATCTCGACGGCTCCGAGAGTCAGTGGTGGAGTCTTGAGGTCAAGCACGGCAAGCGCATCACGTTTCAGTTGCTGCTGGATGCGTGCCACCAAGCCGAGGCTGCGGCGCGCGAGCACCAGGAGCCCGTGGTCGTAGCTCATCGAGAGCGCGACGGGATCGACGAGTGCCTAGTCGTGCAGCGGCTCGCGGTCTTTCGCGACTACCGGCTGACTGAGCCGACCCAGGACGATGAATGAGCGGCCTGCTGCGCGACCAGTTCTCACCGACCCAATGCGAGGCGCACTGGCCGCTCGACGGTCAATGCACGAACGAGGGCAGGGTGGAGGTCGTCTCAGTTGCGGACCTTGAGACGACGAAGGCCACGTATTGCTTTGAGTGCGTCACGCGGATTGTGGACGAGGCGAGCGACTAGCTTACTTCTTCTTGCCCATGATCTTCAGGGCGGCGGCGTATGTCAGGTCGATGACAAACTCGCTCAGGCTAAGGCCCTTCTTCTCGGCGGCTGCGCGGATCAGCTCCTTCTGGTAGGTCGGAATCCTGATGTGCAGGATCGAATCAGCCTCCGCGTCACCCTTATACTGTCCAGTTCGAGACATCTTTTCCCCCTGTTTCAAAGTGTAGACACACGGGTCGCCGTTTCAACCCTGAAGGGTCGCGGCAAGGACATCCCGCACGGGGGTCAGGGCTCCCGCCAAGTCATCAGTCGCAAGGGGGTCGCCGCCAATCAGCCCGTCTAGGGTCGTGATCGCCTCGCGAATGCGGACCTCAAGATCCTCGTTCGACGCGCGAAACTCGCGAGCCCAGCGCCGCAGCGTGTCGGGATTCGACATCCACATCGTGAAGTCGTCGCCGAGCTCTTTGTTTGCTCGCATCGCGACGTGCGCTGCTTCGACCTCGGTCATCCCAAGCCCGTCCTCAGTCCTCCGCGTCCCACACAATGCGCTTCAAATTTTCACCTGGGAATTCCGCGAGCTTCGCCCATTCCGCGTCCGCGAGCTTATGCGCAATGCCGCCGCCAGACTCAAGGACGGCTTCGTTTTTTGACTCAAACCGCCGCAGCGACGCTTGCCACTCGGGATGCTCCAGTGGTTCAAAAGTCACGCCGCAAGATTCGAGGCGCGTCAGCAGCGCATTTTCGTGAACGCCGGTTTCAATCCGGTCGCCGGCTTCATTTTTGACCACCCAGTGGCCGTTGTCCCCGTCGAAATGGGTGATGCGCTCGACAAAGGCCGCGTCAGCCGCGCGCAGAAGTTGCTTCAGTTCGTCGTTTTTCATCCCCATCAGTTGCTCCCGAAGTCCGCGCGCAGTTGCTCGCGAGTGACAATCTCCAGATGGTCGCCTTCGCCAATCAAAACTCGCTCTTCGTCCCACGACCACACTGAGACGATCGCAGCCTCGGCTGGCATCTCGCCGCCGAACGTCGGCCAGTCCTCGCAGTCCTCGCTCAGGAGCACGCTGTCGGGCTGCGTTTGCATTTCGGCGCGCAGTTCCTCAAGCGTCTCGAATGCAGGCTTCAGCCACTCGCGGATCGCGTTCGCGATGCCGATCGCGCCGTGGACGAGCTGCGGGCCACTCGTCGGCTGTAATCGCTGAAGCATGGCTTGCGCCTCGTCGCGGTTGTCGAGGACGTAGGTCGCGGCGAGATCGTGAGCCCAATACGCGCGCATCTCGTCCGGGTCGATTTGCAACGCTTGCAGCGTCGTGATGTCTTCACCATCGACGATGTCGTGCTGGTCGCAAAGCCAGTCGATAAACTCGCCTTTGCTCCCGTAGTGCTCGTCGAGCCATTCCTCAAACACGCTTACGTTCGCAAAGGAGATCGCCCTGGGGTCGCGTCCATGCGGAACCTCAATTACGAGCAGCTCGTCGTCTCGATCAACCGTTGAACTCATGCTGTCCTCCGTTTTTTGATTTTACCCCGATTTCGGGGCTGTTGTCCTCTACCGCCTCAACCCCGCGCAGCACAGGGCTGGCAGGGCGGGGCGGGCTCATGCTTGCCGGTTAGGTCAACAAGCCTGTCCGAGCTTCGGGAAGCGCTGCTGTCCGAGGATCGGCTGCGCCTTGCGGTGCAGCGGAAACGCATAGCGATGATTTCCGGGGTGCCGCAGCGTGCGCGTCGTCTGCGGCAACCACTCGCGAAGCCAAGCCCGTCGGTCGGCTTCGACTTCCGGCGCAGGCGGCGCACCGGCCCGCTCTAGAATCCCCGCCGCTGGTCGCCAGCCACGATCTCCGCTGCGGATCTTTTGCTGCGCGCGGGCCGAGAAAACCCTGCCGTCGTCGAGCAGCCTGATCGTTCGCTTCGGAGCTTGCCCGACGTAAAGGGCAGAACTGGCCTGATAGATGACGCCCAAGTGACCACCGAAGATCCTCTCGCCTCGCGAGTTCGTGCGCGGCTGGGGATCGGAAAACGACAGGATTCCGCTAACGCCCTCTCGTTTGAGTGCGCGCTTGGCCCGCGCCAGAAACCACGACTCCCCGTTACGCGGAACGCGATCGAGCAAGACGAAGCGTCCCAGCTCGATCGCGTCCGCGCCTGCGTCTCCGAACACGTTGCGGAGAACGTGTGCGCCGGCAGGTACGCTGAACACAGCGACGCCGACCAGCTCGTCGCGCTCCCACATGCCGTACCGCCAGCGCGCTACGGGGTAAGTGTTGGAGTAATGGTGGCGAATCACGAACGCTTTGGCGGCGTTATCGGTCGCCAGCGGCGCAACCTCGTAGCGAGTGGGGTCGAAGGCCACGTCATCGGCCGGCCGGTAGCTGTCGCGCTCAAGATTCCAGCGTTGCGAGAGCGTCATGCTTTACCTCCTCTCGCGTTCGCGATCGTCTCGCGGTCGGCTGCGCTCAACGAGGAGCGCCACGCGTCGCACGTGTCGTCGAGATGAACGATTTGGCCCTCGTCGAGAATTGGATTTCCAGCTCGATCAGCCGGATGAGTTTCGAGCGTGTCGGCGTTCAGGAACGCGCCGACTGAGTCGAGCCACACAAGTGTTCGCTTCGTCATGCCTCACCTCCGTCGCCGCGCACGTCCGAGCCAAGGTCGAAAATCCCGCGCGCGCTCACGGCGGGGGTCGAGCCCGGCTCTCCAGGCGCAGACATGAGGCCCCGCCGAACGAGATCCTCTTCTGTCGCTTTGCCTGCGCGCACGCGCGCACGCGCCTGCTGGTAATGAGGGTGGCAGAGCCCGCGCGTTCGCGTGGTGTTTGTGCATTTCGGAACTAAACATTCCATCTCGTTCTCCGTGTGTATACACGATTACTCGGAATAAAGAGGCGCCAAGATGTGTATACAGGTTGAAAATCAGCGCCTCTGCTGCGTCAGCCCCGCTCGACGCGGGGGTCGGCGGGGGTCATGGGGGTCGCGGGGGTCAGGAGGTCATGGGGG